GGATTGAGGTTGGTAGAAACCTTGCATTGACATTGAGTTAGGAGAAATTATGTGGGCGTTAGTAAAAGCAAATCAGGTTATTAAAATTTTCAATGGTGCTCAAGCATTTGAGCATAACGATATTAAACATCCTGCAAATATTTTTTCTAGTTGGAGTGATGCAGAAAAGGCAGCTATAGGTCTTTACCCTGTACAGACCGATAACTCAAATTACAAAGATCCGACATTTTATAAAAACAGAAGTGAGTCTTTTCAGTTTGATGCAACAAACAAAGTGGTAAAAAAAGTTTGGAAGACAGCAGAAGATCATGAGATGGAAGATAAAACAGTTGATGGTGTGACTGTTGAGGGATTAAAAACTAAAAAAGTTAATGAAGTGAACAACCAAGCTTATACTATTCTCAAAGATACAGATTGGATGGTAATCAAAGCTAGCGAAGTTTCCAATTATTCTTTGCCAGACAATGTTTCTAAATTTAGAACTGCAGTACGAGCAAAATCAAACGATATGGTCACAAGAATAAAAGCAACAAAAGATGTAAGAGTTTTAGAAACTTTATACACTTACACAAATACAGGTACAGAATCTAAACCTGTAATGACAAGACCTTTAGGGGAGTTTCCAAAGCTGGAGGACTTCTAAATGCCCATAATTATCCCCGGTAATAGTCAAGCATCTACTGGATACACAATAAGTCAATCAATTAGGTTTAATGATGATGATAATCCATATTTAGTTAGAACACTTGGCACTGCCTCAGATGGAGGAAAAACATATACTTTTAGTTGGTGGCAGAAACTTGGTAGTAAATTTGGTGCACAAGCTATGTATATGATACATACAGACCTTGCTGGTGGTAATTCTGCTGATTATCTTTATTTTTATAATGATAATTTTTACTCTTGGCATGGTACCAATAGCTTTATTACGGATAGAGAATTTAGAGACCCATCTGCTTGGTATCATTTTGTATATGTATATGACTCAACCCAAGCAATAGCAAGTGAACGATTGAGACTATATGTTAATGGAATTAGAGAAACAAGTTTTTCAACTGAAAATTATCCATCTCTAAATGCTACCAGTTATTTTAATACCAACAGGGCTCATTATATAGGTGGTGCAAATGCATCTGGAAATAGACTTGATAGTTACATGGCAGAAATACATTTTTTAGATGGTCTTGGATATGACCCTAGTTTCTTTGGCGAGTTTAATGATTCAGGAATCTGGATACCCAAAGAATATACTGGCAGTTACGGAAGCAACGGATTTAAAATTGATGGTAGAGATAGTTCTGATCTTGGAGACGATGAATCAGGTAATGGTAATGACTTCACCTCATATAACCTTACAGCATCTGACCAAGTTCTTGACTCACCTACCAATAATTTTGCAACTTTAAATCCTATTTATGCAGATGTAAGTGGTATAAATTCTATAACTGTAGCAAATGGAAATTTACAAGGCACTGGAACAAGTGGTCAGTTTGACCATAAAACAGCCACATTTAATTTACCAAAATCAGGTAAGTGGTATTTTGAATATTATCTCGGTGGCTTATATACAGGTTTTGGAATATGTATAGTTGGTCAAGAAGCAAGTATAGCAGGAGGTTATGGGTTTGGTGCTTTGTCCACATCACAAGGATTTGGTTATCAAAATGATAGTATCTATAATGGTAATGCTGTTACAACAGCTTTAGGATTAGGCAATAGAAGTGCTGGTGATATCTTAAATGTTGCAGTTGATGTAGATAATGATAAATTTTATTTAGGTATTAATAATACGTATGTCGCTGCTGATGGAGGTGCTGATGGTAATCCCTCATCAGGAACTAACCCAACAGTAACGACTTCATTTAGTTTATCAACAAATGATATAATTCTTGGTTTTTATTTAAGTTCTAGTTCAAGTTCGGTTTATCTTAATTTCGGTCAAGAGGGTACTTTTGGTGGAAATAAAACTGCTGGTGGAAACAGTGATGCAAGTGGGATAGGTAATTTTTTATATAGTGTACCAACAGGATTTAAAGCCTTGTGCACTAAGAATTTAGGGAGTTAATATGGCAACACCAACAATACCAAATGGCGAAGAACATTTCTTTCCGATAATCTACGAAGGCAACGGAGCTGGGCAACGTGTCGGTAAGTTCGTACCTTTTACAGATAATGGCACGATTGCTAATAGTGTTATATTTAACGATGGAGATAGTGCTTACCTAAGTAGAACACCAAGTGGTGCTGGAAACAGAAAGACATTTACTTTTAGTTGTTGGATAAAATTAGGAGCTGGAACAATAAACTCTGGTGCAGAAAAAGCAATATTTAGTGCAAGAGATGGAAGTTCTGATAACTATTCTATCTTATCAATTAATGGGGACCAATCTGGTGCAAATCAGTTAGAATTTGTAAATAGAACGGCTAGTGGATATGCAGGATATGCTTTTACCACAAGAACACTAGAGGATTCTTCTAAATGGTATCATGTTATGGTTGCAGTTGACACAACTAACTCAACTTCAACTGATAGAATTAAATTATATGTTGATGGTGATAGAATAACAACCCTTACTTATTCTGACCCAGGTTCCAATACTGATATGGCTGTTAATAATAGTGTGGCTCATGCTCTTGGTGCAAGACCAACAAATAATTTGCATTGGGATGGGTATATAGCAGAAGCAAATTTAGTTGATGGCACAGCATTAACACCTGACACATTTGGACTTACGGACACATCAACTGGCAGATGGATCCCCAAAGCATTAACAGGTATTACCTACGGAACCAATGGGTTTAGATTACAGTTTGGATCGTCAAGTGCACTTGGAGATGATACCAGTGGTAATACAAATGATTTTAGTGTTACAAACCTTGTAGCTGGAGACCAGACCACCGATAGTCCTACCCAGAATCATGCGACCATTGATATTAATACAGCTTCTAATTCGTCCATGACCTTTGCTGAAGGAAATCTAAAAGTTGAAATGAACAATGTATATCCTGGAAATGTTTTAGGCACACTTGGTGCAAGTTCAGGTAAGTATTATTGGGAGGTGACATTAGGCGGTACTGGTTCGTCTGCAAATGGTTATGCTACTGGTGTGGGTGTTGCAGAATGGTCCAAATTAAATTCTGACCCAGGAAGTACAACTAGTCCATTTTCAAGTTACATAGATAGTCGTAGTTTATATTTTCACAATGGTACTAATCATAGCAGTTCTACAACTTTTGCATCAGGTGATGTCATTGGTATCGCATTAAATTTAGACGATAGTGAAATAAGTTATTTTAAAAATAATACAATTATTGGTTCTGCACAACCTTTAGTTGATGATCAGACTTATTTTCCTCTTTTTAAAAATTCAACAACTGTTGCTGATTTACACTATACACCTAACTTTGGGCAAAAGTCTTGGAACTACACCCCACCAACTGGCTTTGTGGCTTTACAACAAGACAACTTGCCAGAGACTGCAAAAGGGATGAGTGGATTTGTGTGGATTAAAGAAAGAACTGCATCCTCTAATCATCAAGTTTATGATTCAAGCAGAGGTGCAGGTGAACTTATAATGCCAAGTGCAACTAACGCAGAATCTACAAGAACTGATGCCTTATATAAATTTTTAAAAGGAGGTTATGCAGTAGGAGATAATAGTTCTATTAATGGCTCTGGTGACTCTGTTGTAGCTTGGAACTGGGTAGCAAATGGAGGAACTACTGCAAGTAATGGTGATGGTTCACTTAGCTCGACTGTCCAAGCAAATACAACTGCTGGATTTTCTATAGTGCAATGGACAGGTGATGGAGGGCAAAGCACAGTCGGACATGGATTATCTGGTACACCAAAAGTTGTAATACAAAAAAGGTTGAGTTCATCTAGTGATTGGTGGTTTTATACTACTGCTCTTGATGGTAGTTACGATTATAGCAAATTAAACTCATATAATTCTTTTGCAGCTCAAAGTTCTGGTTCTGCTCCAACAAGTACAACATTTACATCACACGGATGGAGTAGTAGTGATAATATGGTTGCGTATGTTTTTCACGAAGTGGAAGGCTTTAGTAAATTTGGTGGATACACTGGAAATGGTAATGCCGATGGTCCTTTTGTCTATACTGGATTTAAAGTTCGTTGGCTTATGCACAAAGCAAATAATGGTGCTGGGTGGTACATTTATGATACTGTCAGAGACGAAAACAATCCTTTATTGTTTCCACTTTTTCCAAATACAACTGGAACAGAAAGCACTAATGTGTATGGGATTGATTTTTTGAGTAATGGATTTAAATTAAGACAACCTACTGGTTATGGTGCTAATTATAGTGGAGTTGATGTATTTTATATGGCATTTGCTGAACATCCATTTGTTGGGGACGGAACAAACCCTGTAACTGCGAGGTGACATGCCTCTAATTCGTATACCTTTCAAAGGTGGTTTTAATAAACAAATAACACAAAGTGAAGCAGCAAATCAATGGACAGATGGTGACTTTGTTCGTTTTCGTTATGGTGAACCTGAAAAAATTGGTGGTTGGCAACAAGCTGTATCAACAACTTTACCTGGAGTGGCAAGAGCATCACACATTTGGACTGATAGAGATGGCACAGAATACATAGCCATAGGCACAAGTAAAGGTTTATTTTTATTTTATGGTGGTGGTATTTATGACATTAGTCCTCTTGAAACAGCAATTACAGGATTAACTTTCACCTCTACAAATGGCTCTGCTACAGTAACAGTAAACAAAACTTCTCATAATTTAACAGCAGGTGAGTTTGTTGTTTTTTCATCAGTGACTATGCCTGGTAGTGGTACAGGATTTACAGCAGCTAATTTTACTGACAATCCTTTTCAGATTATTACAGCAGCCACAAATAGTTTTACAATAACAATGCCTTCAAGTGAATCTGGCTCGGGTATGACAGCAGCAGGATCAGGATCAGTACAATCTTATTTTCCTGTTGGCTCTGCTACACAGACTCTTGGTTTTGGTTGGGGTACAGGAACTTGGAATGGCTCTACTGCTTGGGGTTCAGCAACCTCAGCTTCAGCTACAAGTTTAGAACCAGGTAATTGGTCATTAGATAATTATGGCACAATACTTATAGCAACAATTAAAAATGGTGGCACCTTTGAATGGAACCCCACAAGTGGTGTGACCACAAGAGCTACTGCTGTTACTACAAATCCAACATCAAGTGTTATGACAATCGTATCAGATACTGATAGACACTTAATTCACTTAGGTACAGAAACAACTATTGGTAATATAACCACACAAGACAAAATGTTTATTCGTTTTTCGGATCAAGAAGATAGAACAGATTATGTGCCTGTATCTACAAACACAGCAGGAACATTTCAATTAGATAGTGGTTCAAAAATAGTTAGTGCAGCACGAGGTAAAGATTATATATTTATCGTGACAGATACCTCTGCATATATTATGCAGTTTGTTGGTCCGCCTTTTACTTTTTCTATAAGACAAGTAGGTTCAAACTGTGGAGCCATGTCACAACACTCATTAGTGCATGTGGATGGTATTATGTACTGGATGGGTAAGTCTGGTGGTTTTTATGCTTACGATGGTGGTTCAGTAAAAAAGATAACATGTTCTGTTGAAGATTTTGTATTTACAACGCAAACCTCCGATGATTTAGGATTTAATTTTGGTCAAAGTGAACAAGTCTTTGCAGGCTATAATACTTTATTTACTGAAATAAATTGGTTCTACTGTAAAGATGGGTCTACACAAATAGATCGATGTGTAACATTAAATTATAGAGAAGGGTTATGGACAACAAGCTCTTTAGCACGAACAGCATACAGTGATAAGTATGTATTAGATAATCCATATGCAACAGAATACAATGCAACAGGTTTACCTTCTGTGTCTATTAATGGTATTACGAATGAGTTCGGTGCAGCTACATTATACAAACATGAAACAGGAAATAATCAACTTGATGTATTAGGAAATAAAACTGCAATCAACGCATTTATTGAGTCAGGTGATTTTGAAATGCCAATGGAAGGCACTGCAGGTGAGTTTTTCGTAAAGATAAGAAGGTTTATACCTGACTTTGGTAAATTAGATGGTGATGCTCAAATTACGATAAACCTTAAAGACTTTCCGTCTGAAACAGAGGCGTCTTCACCGCTCGGACCATTTACTGTTACATCGAGCACAAAAAAAGTTGACACAAGAGCACGTGGTAGGTTAGCATCACTTAAAATAGAAAACACATCAACTGATCAGTCTTGGCGTTTTGGGGCTTTTAGAGCTGATGTACAACCTGATGGTAGAAGATGACAAAAAAAGATCCTAAAGTTGGAACAGGTAAGAAGCCTAAAAAGTCTGGTAGACGTTTATACACTGATGAAAATCCAAAAGATACAGTAAGTATTAAATTTGCTACACCGACTGATGCTAGAAAAACAGTGGCTAAAGTAAAAAAAATAAATAAACCTTATGCACGAAAGATACAAATACTAACTGTTATGGAACAACGAGCAAAGGTTATGGGCAAAACACAAGTTGTTAGTATTGCAAAAAAAGCAAAAGAAGCTTTGAAGAGAGCGAGAAAAGTTGGCTAAAATAAATATACTGATTCCTGAACTGAATGAAGATTATGTGGTGCAAAACCAAAGACAAATAACTTATGGTATAGAAACATTAGTAAATCAATTAAACTTTGCTTACCAAAATGATTTAAAAAATGAACAAGATGCCTTTAACTTTTTTATGAGTCAATGACAATACAATATAAAAATCAAGGTTTTTCATTAACAACCACAGGAACAACAAGTGTGTTAACAGCACCAACTAATGGTCGTTGTCTAGTCAAACAAATACAAGTCCATAACGGCTCATCAAGTGCTGCAGTAAATTTAGCAACACAAGTCACAGATACAAGTGCATCTGCAACATTTAGAATTGATAACGCTGCCATTGCTTCGAATACAACACGACAAATAATATCACAAACACTTGTTTTAGAAGAAGGTGACATTTTGAAAATGACGGCAGGTACAGCTAATGAGATACAAGGTATAGTATCATATGCATTACTTGATCGTTCACAAGAAAATGGGTAATTTTTATTTGCAATTAATAAAAAATATTGGTATTTAAGATTATGGACGTAATACATTGTAAATCAGAAGTTATCATCAAAAATAAAAAAACTGGTAAAGTTTATAAAGATGAAGATGCAGCAAAAAAAGACATCCAAGACAGCTCCACTGACACAAGTGAGAGTGACATACAGCGGGACGTTAACATTATCGTCCCAGAGTTATCATTGGATGGAGAAACAGATTGACGCCATTAGGTGGGACTGAACTTCAGCATAATTTTTTAAGTCAATTTGTGGACAAAAAATTATTAGAAGCTGTGAGCATTTGCACATCTGTACCAGAAAAAATACCTTTATCCAAAAGTAAAATAAATATTTTATGGCAAAAGAATGCTCCAAACCAACCAAATATACAACCTTGGTTTGCAAATAAAGATAATCATAAAAAGTATGATTGGTATGTATTCAACAGTAGTTGGAATTATGAAAAATACAGAGACGCTTTTGGCTTACCAACAGATAAATGTCATGTTATAAAAAATGGTGTAACACATTTTCAAGAAAGGCAAGTGTATAAAAAGGGTGACAGATTACGAATGATATTTCACCCAACACCCTGGCGCGGTCTTAACGTCTTATTGGCTACTATGCAATTGCTTGAAAAAGAAAATATTGAACTAGATGTATATAGCAGTTGTAAAATTTATGGTAAAGATTTTGAAAAAGATAATGATGAACAATATCAAGATTTATACGACCAAGCTAAAACTTTACCCAATGTAAATTATATAGGGTATAGACCTAATGAATTTATTTTAAGTAAGTTACCTTATTATCACATGTTTGCATATCCAAGTATTTGGGAAGAGACATCTTGTATATCATTATTAGAATCTATGGCAGCTGGCCTTTATTGTATCGTGACTAACTATGGTGCCTTATATGAAACAGGAGCCGAGTTTCCTGCATATGTAAACTATGAAACAGATTTAGTTAACTTAGCTCATCAATTTGCAGAAGGTATTAAAGTATGCCGGGACACGCTTCACGAGCCAGTCATTCAAGAACACTTAGACGAACAACAAAAGTATGTAAAGCGTTTTTATTCGTGGGATAAAAAAGGTTTAGAATGGACACAATTTCTTTCAGGCATAGTAGATGCAAAACAGTAAACCAATTTGGTTAAAAAAAGAAAGACCAGTTAGTTTATTTGTAGCCACACCAGTACACAGTGATGTGTCCATGCACTATGCTCAAACTATGTTGGAATTGCAAAAAGAATGCATGAAAAGAAATATGCGTGTTATGTTTCAAATGATGAAATCATCACTTGTTACACAAGGTCGTAATCTTTGTGTGAGTTATTTTTTAAATACCGATTTTACACACTTATTATTTGTTGATTCAGACATAGCTTTTGATCCTGATGCCATATTTAGATTAATAGAATTAGATAAAGATATTATATCCATACCTTATCCTATGAAGACAGCACAATGGGATACTCTTATGGACAAGATAAGTTCAGGGTATGTAAAAAAACCAGAGGATTGTCAACATCATATGTTGCAATACCCTTTGTTAATAAAAGATAGAAACACAAATATAAAAATACAAAAGGGTGTAATAGAAGCTACGCACTGTCCGACCGGGTGTATGTTAATAAAAAGAGATGTATTTACAAAACTTATAAAAGAGTATCCTGATCGGGAGATCGTACAAAAAACCACCATAGATGGTAAGTATATGGACAGACCACATTTTTATAATTTTTTTGATACTTATTATGATCCAGAAACAAAAAGGTATCTTGGTGAGGACTTTGCTTTTTGTAGATTATGGTCAAAAATAGGTGGTAAACTTTATTGTTATGTAATGAGTTACATAACACATGTTGGTGAATTTCAATATACTGGTAGACTCTATGACGAAATGCACGGGGATGGTGTTGAAAGTAGCACGAAATCAGAGTAAAATAAACCTTAAGTAATTACTTAGGAGCTTATATGATATTTGGTTTACCTGCAATAGTCGGAGCAGGACTTATTGGAACAGCAGCATTCGGTGTCGCAAAACTTGCAGGTGCCTCAAATAAAACAGCACTACTAGCTGGTTTAGGTACATTTGGTGGTATGGCTGCTTTAAATGCTATGAACCCAACAATTTTTGGTCAAACAGTAGCTAAAGAAAGTATGGGGGCTGCATTAGGTGGATCTTTACCACAAACAAAAACAGCAACAGATTTAGGATTTATGGTTGGTGGCGGAGGACTAGGCGGCAGTGCAGCACCAACAGTTTCAAGTATAGCAAAAGCTGGTGGAGTAGGTTTAATGGGTGCAACTCCACAAGCGTTAGGAACTGCGGCTACCATTCCAGAAGCAGCTGCTTTAACAGGCGCTGGTGGTATGGAAGCAGGAGGTGCTTTAAAACAAGCTTTTACAGCAGACGCAGCTAAACTTGCAACTCCAGCCTTAACACCAACACCAGCAAGTCCAGGATTACTAGCTCAAGCAAGTGATTTAGTTGGTAACTTGTCAACAGCCGAAAAAATCGGTTTAGGTGTTGGAGGGGCTTCATTATTGAGTAGTTTAAATCAACCAGAACAAGTTCCACTAGCACAACAAATGCCATATTCAGAAGAAGATTACGCTGCAGCTAAAGCACGACAAGATGCAGCTATTGAAGGTATGGCCGGAAGAGCTGATTATTCATTTGAAAGACCCTT